AACTTCTTAAAGATCCCACGTTTGCTGTTGCTGTTAAAGTGATTGTTTGTTTATTATTACCATACTTTGGTGTTACTGTTAACCAATCATTTGAAGGAACTTCAATATACCATTCATTATTAGATGTAATAACAATTGATTGACTACTTGCTCCTTCAGCAAAAGTAATAGTTGTATCGCTAATTTCAAATTCACAAGCCTTTACCTTTCTATTATTATTAGCTAATACGTAATGTTCAAAATATGGGTCCATCATTCCTAACTTAATCGTACTAGGATCAAGATTAGCTTTAAACCAGTTCTTCATTCCTTGTGAAGATATTTCGAACAATCCATTGTCTCCTAAACGAAGGACAGCACCTCTTCTTGCATCAGTAAAAAACATATCATTACCCCAAATCGCAAAACTCTCAGGGTTAATACTAATACCATACTCTCCAATGTAAGCAATCTGTGTCCCAAGAACCTCGGGAATAGAGGCAATTGTACCTCCACCAACTGAATCGCTAATTAAGTTTTTCCCATAAAGTACTTTAGATACTTTATTCTCTTGGAATACAATTATATCTGTATCTCTTGAATGTAACTTTTGGATTGATCCAAAGAAACGATCTAGGTATTTAAAGTTTCCAAGAGATAAGTTAAATTCATTTAACCGGTTAATAGCCGTTGTTTGCGTATAGACGCCACTATAAGTTAAAGCTTGAACAAGTGTTTGTTGTTCGTATCCCTCAATAGTAGAATTAGCACGAGGACTAAACTGCATAGTCGCAGCATTCCAGTCGTCTCTAATTCTAAAACTTTCTACTCCATTACCAAAACTAAATGCATTGAAGTCGCGGTTGTCATATGGATTATATATCTTATTTAAATCAATTATTGCCGGAGTAGTTCCAACAACTTGATCTTGATAATTTCCAGTGTGATTGCCGTTTTCAATAGCAAAAGTTTGTGATAACTCATAGTATATATCTTGGTTGGTGTCTACTGGGACTGTTTCGAAAACAGATGGGGAATTAGATTCTTGAAAATCAAAAATTACTTCCATTGTTGGATTACTACCTGTAGTGTACCCATATATCCACATGAATACAGGATAATTCAAACTAGTTGGGCTAATTGAACCACCTTGGCTACAAACATATTGACTTCCTGAATATAATTGGAAATTATAAATTCTTCTAAAGCATACATTTTTAGGTCCAATACTTAAAGATCCTTGATACTGTACCCAACTAGCATAAACATTTCCTTCGATAAACCATTCTTCAATATTTACATATTCTTTATTAGCTAAGAAAGTTTGTGTAGAAGTATTATTGCCATTGTTAGGTTCTTTCATTTTTATTGTAAGAACAGCTCCTGGCTTTATTGGTCGATCTCCAACATATCCTCCATTCAAATTCCAATTTGTTCCTGTAACAAAACCATAAGGACAATCTGAAGCGGTAGACGAATAATTCGTTTTACCACCAAAGATATTAAGGCCACCATTGCTTCTGCAGTTTACAATCCAATAGTCCTTTAATTCAAGACCTGAAATAGAAGTAAATTGTATTGTACAAGAATATGTAATACTATTATATGTATACGATAGTGTCTGATTAACACCTGGCGTAATCGTAACTTCGTTTACATATGTATACGGCGCCCCTAATAAAAATGCATAATATTTAAACTTGTTTGCCTCTGATATTTGTACTTTAAATCTTATATCATTTGGTCCTGAATATGCATTGCTATTAGAAGTTACCATATTAGCAGATGCACCTTTGCCGTAGAATATTGCTTTTTCTGCAACACTGTACATATTAGCTACAGGTTCAACTGCATTACTACTTAGCGTTATGTTTGTAAAACTATAATAATAAACAGGTGGCAATAAGTTAGAATCAATTTTTAATTTAAAATAAACTCCTGCGGGTTGAGACCTACTATCATTTAAAAAATTAGCACTTTTTGAAACAATATCTAAAACTTTATATTGAATATTTGTATTTACATCATTTGTTTTCAAAAACAAATAAGACCCTACAGATATCTTGTCAACATCAGCTTGGTTAATTAAAAACCATTTAAATTCTCCATCAGAAAAATAGGTCAATGGGAATAGGTTATAATATTCTTGTCTGTCTTGTTTAATCATGAAACGATAAAACGTTGCAAAACAAGGTGGTTTAAAATCCTTATCAATAGTAACACGAAGGTTATTGGCCTTAGTTGCTTTGTCTGCAGGAATATATTCTGTGTTGGTATTTAATATAGGTACCACCACAGTTGATGCACGCCCATAACTATCTAAATATTCAATACCTACCTCATAGTCTCTGTTTGCCTTAAATGTAGGTAATGGGGTAGCACCCACATTAATTGAGTCATGAGTTAATTCAAATGCAGGGGCAATAACATCGCCATCGCAATCTACTAAATCAAAAAACTGTGTATAGTTACCGTAAACTAAACGACTACCAATTAATTCTTGCGCTTTCGCTTTAAGTGGCACATTGTCAAAAAGTCTTGTAACTTGGTCTTGAGGTAACAAAGTGTAAACCTTGTTGTTTTTAAACTCAAAAGTCTCATCAACATTATTAGAATACCCGTTAGCACGCTTGTCTATATTATCAATTACATAAGTATTTAAACTTGCGGTATCTCTATATATTAATTGTACTTCTTTTACATTAGAACTACCTGTGTTAAATCTAACGGTAGCGGTATTGTAAACATTAACCATTGAAATATTTTCCGATACGCCATAATCATATTCAAATGGCTTAGGATAAAATGCAACAGGACTAAATGGAGACAATGCACTGTATTCGTTGTCAATATATTTATACCGATAAGCAAAATAAACAAACTTGTTTTCCAAGTTATTTGCTTCTCCATTCAATGTAAGTTCAATTGATGGAGCACTTACCGGAGGCTTAACTATTACATTAATATCATCCTCTGTAAATCCATTAACTCCATACCCCTTTGCCCGCTCAATATTAACTCTTCTTGGTGGATTATAATTATCCGTCCAAAGTAAAAGGCCATTAATATAATTTATTCCCGTTACACAAAAATCTTTACTAAAGTTTAATAAAGACGGAGTAGTTGGGTTTGCCTTAGTGGCCTTCAATACAATTGTTGTCAAGTTAATTAACTCATTGTATTCAACAACTAAATCTGCCGTGTCAGAAGCAATTAACCAATAGATAACGCTGTTAGGTGCAAATGATAAAGCACCAATACATTGTGCATTTGTTAATCCTAAGTTGCTATTCTTTAATGTATTACCAAGATAATTCTGTGCCACACCATTGTGTGACCCATCTCCAAAGGTATCGTCCGAATCCCCAACAATAATATTCAATGCATCCCGATATTGTCCATCGGGCAGAAAGTGAGGGTCGAGGTCTTTGTTCATGACCCCTTGCAAGAAATTTCTTTGTAACTCTATCATTTAATCCACTTAGATTGACCACGCATGTTCATTAACAAGCGGCCTGGGTGTAAATCACTTAATCTAATTTTAGCATTTCGCCAATTGGAAACTTTCTCCTTACGAGCTCTACTAATAATATACTCAGGCTGATTTGCCTTAGTGTTTAATATTGCCCATTTAATGTAAGAATAAATAAATTCCTCGGCTAACTTAGGTACAGTTATTTGACTGTCATCTGTATTGTATAGCCCATCAGAAATGTACTCAACCACAATAGAACGCCTAGCCATACCGGAGCTGAAGTTAATTACTCCTTCAACCTTATTAATAGTAAACGTTCCGTTTGTATTTGCTGCCTCTGTATTCAATCCGAATACGCCACCATAGTTATAATTAAAGTACCATAACCCATCTACATACCAACCATATTGATTATTAAATGGACATAATATTTGATTCACGCCATCAATACGAGACAAATCTAACTTAGATGTTCCAATCAATGCATTTCCATCTTCATCAAATAATACGTTGTAGTATTGATCCTGCAAAAACTCGGTTGCCGAATTAGCTTGCAAACTTTGAGTTAATGGATAAAGTACACCACCCCAGAACATAGAAATGCGAACATAGTTCACATAGTCCGGAGGAAGAATAAACTTAAGGTCATCTCCTACTTCTAATTGTAACGCGTTTACTTGACGATTTGCATCGTAGTTTAATTCTTGAATCGCACGCTTAGCATGAAATATAATCTTGTAACGGTTGATATTGTTTAATAAATCACCGTCATCAGTATACATCAATATAAAATTATTCACCACATCTGCTAACGTAGTAAACTGATACGAACCCCAATTAGCGTCAGTTGGGGTTAACCCATCATTGGTGTAATATTTTTCCTGATTCATTATTGTTGCATTTGGTCAGTATAAACTTCTTCTTGTTTAGCAGCCTGAACAACTTCTTGTTCGCGGATACTTACTCCTGCATATTCACAAATCTTAATTACAAGTTTAGGAAAATCAGAAGGAGTTAATTCAAAATCTTGATAGTCATTAGCCGATTGATTAAACAATGGACTACCATTCACCACTGTATATGTCCACTTAGGGTCATATGGATACCGCACATAATATGTTTCAATGTTACTTGTAATTGTACTAGGGTATATAGTTAAATTATCCCCTTGTAACACATAAGTAGGATACAACGTCGTTGGCGCAGTCAAGTTTGAATTAAGCAAGTAGTATAATTTCTCTTGGTTAACATGGGTAACTTCTTTGCCGTTATAATATAAAACATTAAGCAAAAACCAATCAGCAGGCATTGCAAACGTTCTAGCAATGTTATCATAAACTAATGGCACATTCTTAGAAAAGTAATCAATAGTCTGATCTATTTGCTTTGTAACATCAGAATAACCTCCTGTCTCCATACCCTTCATGTCTTTAAGTTTTGAGTTCTTAAAGTCATAGAAGTATTGGTTGAATATCTCAAGCTGCGCTTGCTTAGCAAACGTGTTAAATTCATCAGGAGTGATGTATCCATTGTTATCCTTATTAAGGATATTCATTACGGTCTGTTTTACGGAATTTATCATGATGACAAAGATAATAAAAAAAGGGCAACTAGTGCCCTTCTTAATTTACCGATACTTTTTCTCTAGCATCTGGAATACATCAAGACCATCGTCTGATTGAAGCCAAGCTGCAAGTACTCTGATTGGGTCCTCATTAAAAGGAACGCCTGTTAATTTTTTCTTATTGTCAGGCAAGTTAAAGTAGATATCTCTACGATTGTTTCTTAATGAGAAGAACCCATCTGAGATAGCCTTAGAAGCGATGTTATTCAACCGCAATTGAGGGTCATTCATCATGTCCAAGAAGTTTCTTGGATTGTTTCTTGCAGCAATCATTAAGTCACGACGTAACTCATCGCTTGATAATTTATCTACACGAGCGCCTAACAATACGCGACCTACTGCTTCAGCTGTAGTGATATCTAATTCTCTTGCGGCTAACTGTGCATCTAATTGATAGTTCATATTATCAATCTGAGTAACAGCATCTTTCTTAGTATCAACCTCTTCAAATATTTTACCATTGTCCGGGTGATAAGCTAAAAACATTTGTAACACCTGATTAAATCTAGATACAGTTAACAAGCCGTCATCAAAAACAATTGGTTCCATGATTGCGTATCCATCTTGTTCGTCTTCAAAAGGAGATTTCTGATTTACCGCATAACGCAATGGTCTGTTCATATTAGTCTTTGAATCAAAATACAACAACGGTCTACGACGTGTATTCTTTGATGCTAACATGAAGGAAATAGGGAATGTTGTTCTTTTAAGGACATACATCTTGTCCTTAATTTCTGTTTGATTTGACATTTGATTAAAATTTTAAAATTAAAAAAAAGAAATAAGAGAGGGATTTTTAGGCCCCTCTCTATATTTTTACTAAGCTTCGAACAAGAAGAAGTTGTTCGCACCAAGTGTACATAAAGCACGCTCAGATAAGAAGTTAACCTCCATTGCATCAAGGTCGCTAGTTTGAGCACCACCAGCAGAA